CGTCGAAACGACAGAGATAAGGAATGCTAAGAACAGGCCAGGACTCAGGCGTATTACCTTTACGGATACCGAAAGCAGCTTTCGCGTTGTCAAGAACAAAATTCACCAATCTTTCTTCGTGGTTTCCTGCAAGCCAAACAATTCTGGCGTTGGGTGCTGCAGCCCTAACTTGAGCACACAGCGTTGTAGCCCTGTCTACAGAGGCTTGAGTTGTAAGGGCGTAAGCACTGCTAAGCCTATATTTACCAAATTCTGGGAAGTCAAGGTTATCTCCAACCATTACAACCAGGTCTGGGTTAAGGCTCTTAGTAATTGCTAACGCAATATCAATTGCCTTTTCATCATGAGTAGCTTCAAGTTCTCCGTTTAAAGCACGGAAATAACCAATTTGCATGTCAGGAAGAACTACACACACTTCATGATCAGATACTTTTTCTGGCTTAGCTTTAACTACAGGAAGCTTTACAGAAGGGCCTGGTTGAACTACTGGCCAAGCTGGTCCTGACTCCCACGCTGGTGAAAACTGGATACCCATAAGGTCATGGATTTCAGCTTCGCCTGCTTCGTTTTTAGTCAGTGATTGGTAAAACGAAACACGCTTTACTTCACCAATTTCATCTAGGTCAATGTTGTTCCTCTTAAGGAGATCAGCAACTTTGCCAAGTGAATATGTGCCACTCAAGTCTTTGGATAGCTCACTCACAACTGCACCTCTTTGAAATATGTCTTGAGATTGTACTTGAACTGATTTTGTAACCATGTTTGTTTAGCACACTTGTAAGCCACTGGCATGAATACACTTTGGCTTTTCCTGAACCGTTATCAATTTTAATAAGTTCAATAGCTTTATCTAACGCTTCTGCTTCTTCCACATCCATTTGATTACGCAAACGGGTAAACCCACAATCAATGCGGTTTGTGTCAACGTCACGTGAAAGGAGTTCTTCTACCAGGCCTTTTACCTGCTCCATATTGTGCTCCTTGTGTAATTAAGATTAGGCGACTTTCGTGCCTTCTTTAGTATACACATTAGAGATTGTGTTGTTGCGGATGATCTGTGCTTTGATTTTTGAAACTAAATTAAAGAGTTCTTCCTCTTCATCAAATCCACGAACAGTAACCCTGGTAAGAAAATGTAAAGCCGAGTAGAGGTCGTTTGAATCCATTGCGAGTCCTTTGATGTGATGGAGTTAGAAACTCTACCAGACACGCATTAGTACGGGATACAAAAAGGACGGGGAATTACCCCCGTCCTTTCTCCCTAGAAATAGGCAGAAGCCTACCTAGGCGCGATCAGTCGTAAACGACGGTCGGATTTGGGCGCTTCATCATTCCACCCGTGTTATAAGCGTATTCCCATACGGGCATACCCTCACCTGACATTGAGCCTTGAACAAAGTCACCCAACATTGCAGGAGCTTCAATCCAAGTAGCCGAACCAACATGAGCACGCTCACGCATAGTTTCCTCAGCATACTTGTAAAACATTTCAGGGTTGTTGTGGTTCTGGCGACCAGGTGCCGGAGCGGTGTCTTCATAAGCACCCACACCAAAGTCGTACGGGACGTCGGTATCGGTTGCAATACCTTCTTCAAAACGAAGTGGTCCACGGTTACCAGGCATGCTGGGAGCATACGTGCTTTCAAACATCGTTTGCTGGGTTTCGGGGAACATGGGGTTTGGGGAAATAGCCATTCTTAATCCTCCTGTAGGAGCTAGGTATGTATAAAGGTTAGCACCTTTTTTGGGTCATTGCCCAAAGAAGGGCGACTCACTGACGGACACGGTAGGCATAACGTCTACCGTAGACATACAGCATGCAATTGCCAGGGAGTCAGGGAAGTCGTCAAACGCCCCTCGTTCATCAGGGGCGGCTGCCAGCATGTACGGACCACGGTAAACCTTTTCAAGGTCTGACATTTGCTGGTTAAACTTCTTCCATACCTTGGTTCTTTTGGCTTTTGAATGCCCAGGAATGATTAGTTGTTCACGCTGAATTAACTCTGTTAAATGCACCCAGCGTTCGTTTTGGTTCTTAGCATCAGATGTAACGGCGCTTACCTCAATATTAGGTAAAAGGACTTGTAAGCGTTCCGCAACTGCCCCACCAACACCTTGTGAGTCCACCCCAATACGATATACATCGTAGTTTCTGAGGAAGTCAATAATCTCAAAGTACTGCTGTTCCCATTCGGTGTTGTTAATTTCAAGCCAGTTAAGAACTCTGTGTTCGTAGAACCCAAAACCATCGGGGTGATCCCAATCAACCCAACACACGGTTACTACCGTAGAGTCATTAGATCTAGCTACGTCAATACCTACAACAACTGGGGTTCTCCACCACTGTTTAACTAGGGCCATTGACGGGTCATACAAACGGTTTAAGCGTTCGTCACTTACAAACATTCCCTTTTCAAGGATCCATTTGTTGCACTAGGACATTTGAAACTCATCTGAATCTTCGCCAATTCGCACTTTTTCTTTAGAAATAAACTTTGCGTAGTTGTCATTGTATTTTGAAGCCACACGCCAGTCGTATTCAAAATGAGACTGCCTGTGGTTGCGTTTTGAGTTGACATCACGCCTACGGTTGTACTGGATCATCTTATAAAAATAAGACTTATTACGAGTAGCCGTTCCAGTCAGAACAACCGATCCGTTATTGAACGCCAACATAGGTTTGATTGACTTTGTAATCATAAACTCATCAGCTTCTTGAGCTTCATCAATCAACACAAAATGGTAAGTTTTAGATTCAATCTTTGCTTTAGGGTTACAAGTTTGCATACGGCAAAGTGAACCAGAATGCTTAAGGCTAATAATACGGCCCTTACCTCGTGAACCACCTGATGTTGCTTTGTCATCAATTTCAGGGTCAAGCAAGAAATCTAAAGCGTGCTCACTTGTAAGTTTGCTTACAATACGACTAAACACGGTATCTGCCTGATCTTCAACTGGAGCAAAAACTCCACACCAAAACCCTTTTTCAAACTTGTCTAACCAGGTTGGATACACCTTTGAAAGCTTAGGCAAGATAACCATCATTGCTGCCATCACATTAGAAAGCACTTCTGATTTACCAGACTGACGAGTAGCAACCAGGGTAACTTCTTCACCGTCACCTAAAACAATAGATTCAATAATGCGGTATGCAATAGGGACTTGGTATGGGAAAAGTTTAATATTACAAAATTGTTCTGTAAAAAGAACAAGCTTTAATACAAGTTCATCAACAAACTCTGCTGAAGTTTCGTCTAATTCAGTTCCAGCAATCTCTTCAAAAACCTCATCTTCTACGTTTTCGTAGTCAATGTTTTCCATTAAGCTTCCTTACGATCTCTTAATTCTTTCCAAATTTCTGTAAGAACATTTAAATGAGAAGATACTTCGTCTGGGCCTTCCTTATAGCGCCATTCATCAAATGACTTACCAAGACCCATAACTGAAATAGAAAACCAATCAAGGAGCTCTGGAGTACCCATTTTAGAGATACGGGGGATTGAGGAACCTTTTGATTGTTCTTCAATCTTTTGTTTCATAAACAACTTCATTGCCAATCTCCAATTTCTAATACTGATGTTTCCATGACTCGTCCCTGCATAGCGTACAGCAAACCGTCAAGCTCACCTAAGTCATCGGTTGTTTTTGCTTTTTTACTTAACCCAATTTGGAATGAATACTTATTCATTTTTAATTGAATACCACGACCTACTCGCCATGGAGAACCCGTTTGACGCATAAATGCCATAGCCAGTTTTGGAGTTTTACTTGTTGCGTTGTCTTTAAGAACCCAATAAATAGGACCAATTGTATGCAAATTATTCATTTTTATCTTTCGTTATCTGGTCTAATTACCATCCATCTTGCTAACTGGTCTTCGTTAAAAATCCAGTTATCGTATGGACTTCCACCGTCCATTGTATTTTTATGCAAATCTTTGTAACGAGTACCCATAGATTCATTATATGGTTCAGCACTTCCTAGTGATTTTACAAATTTACCAAGTGAGGTTGAGCTTTTAAGTGCTGACCATTGGAGATAGTTTTTGTTTTTATAAACAAACAAAGTGCTTTTACCTTTGCTGGGTCTTGCAAAAGCTACAAGTATGTCCCCATTTGATGTTGGTGTAGCTTGTGTAGTGCCTAACACTGAAAAATTAAAAGGCGTTTCTTTAGATGTAGCAATGTATTGCATGGCGTGCACCCTAGTTGATTTGTCTGGACCTTCGTTGTAAAAGGTGGGTACTAAATCTGGTCTTGGGTATGATTTACCAAGTCCAATTCCGGATGCTTGACTAATGAAGTCAATATATTCAGGAGTAGGAAGAGAATCATCTTCTTCTTCTTCTGGGACTACTTCTTTGTCCTCTGCGGCTTTCCGCTCTTCTTCTTCTAGATCTTCAATTGCCTCGCGGCTTCTAGGGGTATCGTAGATATCAAATTCACGATCTCGTCTAGCTTTTTCTGTTTCGTCGTAACGATAGGCACCTTCAAGAAGTTCATCAAGCCATTTATTTGGCCTAGGGGGGCTATCAGGATTTAATAATTCTTCTAAGCTTTTGCCTAAACCCCTCTTTTTCTTACTAGCCATAATTACTCCTAATTGTATGTAGACCCTGTAGAT